CACCGGCGCTGAACGCTGGAGCCTGGACTTGTTGACCATCCCAAGTTAAGAAGAAGATTCGAATGCTTGGAGCTGGAAATTCTGGATTCGGGTCAAAATTGAAAATCTTTGGTTCGCTTAGTGGACCGACTCGACCATCAGCACCCTGGAATGCCCAACAAAATTCATAGTATTGTGGGTGTGCTATAGTTGGGTATAGCGCCCAAGGTAAGTCATATTGGATTTCTACGCTCAACGTCTCAGCAGTCGGGACGTTCTTGGTGCCTACTGGAATGTAGCACTCGGAGTAGAACGAGGTGTAGTCTTCTTTTAAATTGATGTCTTCATCGCGTCTTGGTAGTAGACCACGCACGGCGCCATAGGGTGGTTGTTTACCGACGATAGGCGTATCCCTATGTCCGATGTATAGTAATTCGATTGCGTCCTGGGGAAGGTCATAGAAACGGTGCTTCAACTTCCAGGTTGTGTTTGTCGGTGTAGTTGTTCCACGAAACGGTTCTACTAAGTGGATTTGAGTCTGACCGACGACTTTGAGGATTTCGTAGTCTCTATTGTCAATCTGGAATATCTGTCCTTCCCACATCGAAGGTATAGCCAGTGTATAGAGTGGTGCGCTAAAATTGATTTCACGACTATTATTTACTACTAATGCATCGACTGTCGCACCAGTCGTAGGACTTGTAGGACCGACATCTGGAATGATGTCCTTGTAGACAGTCTTATACGCAAAGTTCCATCGCTTCATTGTCCATAGCGAGAAGTATGCGTCATTTAAAAACATATCGAGCTGTTCGTTGTAGACGGTCAACTCAGGAGAATAGTCTGTAATTGCTTTTACTTTATTTCTAAGCTCGGTGAGATTCACTGGTTCTCCTTATATAAAATTGCCCCACGCCCTTTCGGGCGCAGGGCAGTTAAAGCAGTATTAGAACTGCTTGTAGACCAATACTTCGGCTACGTTACCAGCAGTTGCGAGAGTCAAAGCAACACCACAGGTATTGAATGAACCAGCAGCCGTAGAAGCAGCACGACCAGCAGTAGTGATTGCAGCGCTGAGAGACGCACCGGCTGCCGTCGCGGCCAGAACGTTCGCAGTCTCGCAGTAACCAGCAACACAGACTTTGACTTGCTGCGGAGAGGCAACAGTGCCAGTGACAGACTCTAAAGCAACGCCAATCGCTAAACCGTTACCGGTTGCAACGACGCCAGCCTGTACGACGACGAGGACTTTCGAAGCGCCAGTCTGAGAAGTATCAACAGCAACCCAATCGCCTTTGACGATAGCGGTTTCAGTGAGGAACGTCTCGGTCTGAGAGCGATTCGAAGAATCAGCACCGACTGGAACAGTGCCACCAGAGATGGTGGTCTGGGATTTTTCAAGGTACTGTACTAAAGTTGAAGTAGCCATTAGAATGTCTCCCCGTTGAAGATTAGACCACAACCAGAAAGGTTGTCAGCGATGAGCTGGCCCTTCCAGTAGACCTGCGCCGAACGAGCAGTCGTACCAGGGATGTACTCGAATGGAGAGACCGCGAGGTCGCCATCAGAGTGCATAACGAGCTTGATGCTGTCGAAGTTAAGCATATACATCGTAGCTTCGAGGTTCGCGCCGACAGATGCGTTAGTAGGCATAAACGTATCCTGGACGACAGACGCACCGCCGAAGGCGATGTTCATATAGCCAGCGTCGAGCATCTTCTCGTCGATGTAGCGCTCCTGGTTGAAGAGCGAACGACGGTAGTTTGAGTAGCCCTTCTCAGAAGCGAGGATGAGCTTGACCGAACCCATAGGCGCACGGGCCGTGGTCTCAGCGGTGAGCTGGTAGAGACCAGACATACCATTGGTATTCCACGCGTTGAGTGCGTTGAATGAGCGGTTATAGAGACCGTCGCCATCGGGGACGATGGAACGAGCGAGACCACCGACAGAGTTCGTCTGGCCAGCGGCCGTAGGAGCACCCTGCTCGAGGAAACCAGTCGCAGAAAGGACACCATTGAGGGTGCCGAGGTTAGAGAGGATGGTTGAACCACCAGCAACAATCTGCTTGTTGATTTCGCGACGTAGGAGGTTCATAACGTTCTTCATACGTGCTTCAACAATCTTGACGATTGCCTTCTCGCCCTGGTTCTCGAGCTCTTCCTTCTTGGTGATGACGATGGGGGCGACGAAGTCGGCCCAGTCATAGAGAGCGGGACGAAGGACGTCCTGCACCGCGAGGGAAACGGGCTCATAACCGGTTGAGAGCTGGGTGATGGATGAGTGGTTGTCGACCATTAAGGGTCGTTGAATCTTGATGCCGCCGTCTTCGTATTCGATGCCACCGAGCTTCTTCGCGAAATCGAGGAACGGAACCTTACGGTAGAGTTCGTCTACTTCGCCATCGCGGATGGAGAATAGCGTGGACGACAACAGGTCATTAGAAATAGCCATTTGTGTTGTCTCCTAATTTAGAGTGGGTTGTTGTCGAACTGCAGATATCTCCTTCGGAGGTCTGTGTCAATCTGTTCGTCGCCTGGTTGCTCGTTAGAGTCCAGGAAACACGTCGTATGACATCGCACGTTATAGCTCTATATATACTGTTCATTTTGTATTTGTCTTGTGCCACTGGTAAGCATCCCAGGCGTTGCTAAACTTTGGTGGTGTACCAGAGCGTACTGCGTTTCCAGTCGAAGTCTTGCTTAGGACTTGTTTCTGGACTTGTTTAGCCTGTTGAGCCTGTTCCCTTGTGTGTTGGCCTTTGACAATGTAGTAAGCGTCTTCTAATTTTAACTCAGGTCGTTCCTGTAGCAATCGAGCGACTGGAACCCTAATCTCTGGCGAAACTAAGTCTGGGTTATTAGATTTAAATTGTTCTAACTGGACTTGTCTCCTCTGGACTTCTAAGTCCTGTTGTAGGGGTGTTAGCATTTGCTGCATCATCTGCGCAGCTTTCTGGTTGATTCTCTCCTCGAGGCCCTCGTCGGACCAGATGTCGTGCTGGGGTTGAGCCGTGGCTGTCTCCCTAATCCTATCGGCAAAATCAGAGCTTGTCAATAATTGTCGCTGTCTCTCTAATTCCTGGCGCTCTGTCTCTACCTGTCTACGGAGCTCTGCGATTTCCTGCGTCTTCTGCGTATAAGAAGAGCGTAGGTTCTGAATCACCTTTCTTCCATTCTCGGGAATGTGCTTCAGGACTTCCTGGTAGTTCAATCCCTTGTGTTGACCCTGCATAACTGGGTCGTCTGCGAACTCGTATCCTACGAGCTCGTCGAGGTCTATCGTAACGTCTTCTTCCTGTGTAACTTGATGGGCGTCAAACGCTCCATTGTCTGCACTGGTAGTTTCACCAGCAGGTGCAACCTGGGGTTGCGTAGCTGCGTCATACTGCATATTGTCTCCCTCCTATTACCGCATCCTCGCGGCAAACATTGAATCCATCTGGTCAGGCGTCATCGATTCGGGCGCCATCTCGTTCTCATCGCTTCCCATCTCCTCAGCAGCGATTGGACTTCCTTTTTCTTCTTCATATTTTTTCGGCTTAGCCAGAAACCTTTTAAAGTCCTTTGACTTACCAGCCATCGTTAGTTTAGAGGCAAGGACGGTTAAACCTGGGTCATCGACTGGACGTAGGCCAGCAATTGACACTTCCTCAGGTAGTGCACCCTCTTCGATACCATCGTCGATGGCGTCTGCGAACATAGCGAGGAGGCGAACGAAGTCAGGTGGGAACTGGGTCTGGTCTTCCTTCACTCGGGGCATTCCATCCTCAATTCCAAATATGACACCTAACTTATTAGCAGCGTCAATCACAGCGTTAAACGACTTAGCTGAGTACTTGCCCTTAGGACCAACGTCCGTGAACATAGCGTCCTCTAATTTACCCACCTCGTTTTCAGCAGTAGATACCTGCGATTTCATAGCTTCTAAGTCTGCCTTTTGCTGTGGTGATATCAAGTTGCCTCCGATTGTGCTAACATCTCGTGTGCTGGGAATGTGTGTTCGACGGCTTTCATCTTATCTCCGTCGAACTTCTTTAAGTTATCTATATAAGTAGTCGCCATATTGTCCAAACGCTCACGTTCGTCGCGACCTTTTTGCGTCATTTTGTCGTAGAACCCATCGCCGCCTAAGTCTTTTTCTCGGATGAATCCCCTTGCCCGCATAATCTTCTCTTCCTCTCGCTTATTTGCAACACGGCCCCCGACGGAGGAGGAATGAAAACCTGACGATGAAAGTCCACTGGACCAATTACCGTGCCAGAGTGTGGCAGTTTTTGCTGGCATAGAAATAAGCTTAACCATAGGCTTATCACAATCTGAGCACATAACTTGACTGGCTCCAGAGTCAATACTCTCGCACTCTGCACGTTTAAGAAGAAGCTCAGCAACACCGTGTTCCTCACACTTAAAGTCAACGAGGGGCATCATGCACCCCCGATGAGGTTAGATACAGCGGCTTCTGGTGTGTCAGGAACTTCCTGTAACGGTTCACCTGTCGGACCCTGGGGAGGTTCTGGCTGTGGGTTAGATTCGAGGAACGTGGGCGGAAGGTTGTATAGTCTAACAACTTCTTCCTTGATGGCCTGGACTGGGACACCCAACTGCGCGAGGAGTGGGACCAACTGGGTTAGTTGTGCCTTCTTCACGAGGTCGGTCATCGGTGTTGCACCACCGTCGACGGCGACGAAGTTCCAATCAGCGTCGATGAGTTCAGGCGTAACGACCCTTGCACCATCTGGGGTGACGATGACATCGGGGTCCTTCTCGTCGATGAGGGGGATGAGCATACGAATGTATAACTGCGCAGCGGTCTCGAGCATAGCATCACGGTCACGTGCCATCTTGCCCAACTCTGAAGAGGTGTACTGCATAAGTGCGGTGACTTCTGTTGCAGTGGCCTTTGATACCTCGCCACGGGTAAATCCAGCGGTGAGAGACCCCTTGTTCAAGTCAGAGTCGACCATACTGAGGTAGCGGTCAAAGTTAGAAGACAGCGGGACAGAGGGGACAACGTCGATGAGACCACTCAACGAATCCTGGTCGATGGGCACCATAGCGCCGTCGACACCACTGGAAATCTTAGCGAGTGCATCCTCGTCAAACGCTCCTTCCTTGTAGATGTACTGGCGACTGTCTCGACGGACTGCGTTTGCCCAGAACGAGCGAATGATGTTCTTCTCGAAGCACTGGTCGTAGACCCTGCTCATCGCCGAGTAACCTTCCATTGGTCTATCGGGGACACGGCTAAAGTAGAGTGGGACGAGGTTAGATAGCGGGCGACCATCCCACGAAATGACAGGGATGGAGTCCTTGCTGAGTAGTTCTTGGCCGTTCTTCCACTGGGGAGTCCAGAACAGGAGCTCGCCTGCAATGAAGTCGTACATCTCAACGATTTCTACGTAGAGGTACTCGTTTGGAAGAGCTGGAAGGTCACCGTAGACCTTGTAGCCACGGT